ACATACGCATCTTGGAGTGTTAATCTTGCAGGTGCCGTTGGTATTGCAGGTCCTACTGGTGCCACTGGCCCTGTTGGAGTTACTGGTGATGTTGGTCCTACTGGCGTTACAGGCCCTGTTGGTGCCACAGGCGTTACTGGCCCTCAAGGAGTCACAGGCGATGTTGGCCCTACAGGAGTTACTGGACCAGTTGGTGCTACAGGCCCTACAGGTGTAACTGGAGACATTGGTCCTACTGGTGTCACTGGTGCTACAGGTCCTTCAGGTGCTGCTGGTGTAACTGGCGATACTGGACCTACTGGAGCAACAGGACCAAGTGGAGCAGTTGGCGCAACAGGTTCTACTGGTCCTACAGGTGAAACTGGACCTACAGGAATTGGCACTACTGGTGCTACAGGACCTGCTGGAGTTACAGGTGCAACTGGGCCTTCTGGTGCGACTGGTCCTACTGGTGCAGGTGGTGCTTTAGGCTACTATGGATCCTTCTTTGATACAACAGATCAACCTATTACTGTAATAAATACTCCACAAGTAGTAGGAATTAGCAATCAAACTGCTGCAAATGGAGTATCAATAGTTGGCGGGAACCAAATAACACTTGCCAATCCAGCAACATATCTATTAACTGCACTATTTACTATAAGTAATAATTCTTCTTCAGTTGAAGATGTTAAGTTTTGGCTTAAATTAAATGGAACAGATTATGCAAATTCTGGTATTCACCAGTCAATTAAGGCAAGAAAGTCTGCTGGTGTTCCTTCTGAAACAGAAATGACTTTATCATTTACAGGAACATCTGTAAATCCAAATGATTATGTTCAAATTTACTGGGAAGGTACTTCAACTGACCTTGCATTAGAGTCTGAACCAGTTGGTACAACTCCATTGGCACCATCTGTCGTATTATCTGTAACTCAGGTTATGAATACACAGGTTGGGCCTACTGGAGTCACAGGAGTTACTGGAGTAACAGGAGCAACTGGTGCTACAGGACCTGGTGGTAGCGATTTAACTGCGGGACCAATAAGATCAGTCTCAGGAACATCATCTATATTCTCACAAACAGGTACAGGCGATACATTTGTAATGAGTACTGGAGATCCAGTATTTGCAAGTGGAATTACTGTTGATACTAATATTCTTCTTAATAATGGAACTGGTTCTGGCTTTGGTAACTTGCGCTTTGGTCCAAACAATGGACTTCAACTATTAACAACAGGTAATCAGAATCTAGCAATTGGATCTCGTACATTAGAAAGTTTAACAGATGGAAATAACAACTTAGCCATTGGTTCTGACACTATGCGATTTGGTACATCAGGTAACGACAATGTTGCTATTGGTAACTTTTCCTTGATGGACAATACAACAGGTAATGGAAATGTTGGTGTTGGTTCTTCTACCCTTCAAAACAATACTACAGGTATGAGCAATGTTGCTATTGGTAACTCTGCATTAGATACAAATACAACTGGTCAATTTAATGTTGCTATTGGTGGACAAGCACTAAAAGACAATGCAACTGGAGTGCGAAATGTTGCTATTGGAGCACTAAGTTTTGAAAATAATACTGTAAGCGATGGTGTTGCAGTTGGTTATCAAGCAGCAAGAAGAAACACAACTGGTCTTTATAATGTTGCTGTTGGTGCTTATTCATTGTATGAAAATACAACTGGAGAAAGAAATGTTGCAGTTGGACAGGCTGCTTTAGAAAAAAGTACAGCAGGTAACGAGAATGTTGCAATAGGTGATAATGCTCTTGCTAATAGCACTGGCGTAAGCAACCAGGTAGCAATTGGATCACAAGCATTAAAATTAAACACAACTGGAGCACAAAACCTAGCAATTGGCTTTGAAGCATTAGAAAACAACCTTACAGGTAACGCAAATATTGCTATTGGTGATGGTGCTTTAAAGGCTTCTACAGTATCTGGTCAAACAGCAATTGGTTATAGAGCACTTACTTCAAACACAACTGGAATTAACAATCTAGCAATTTCATCTAACGCTCTTACCTTAAACACAACAGGTAGTCGTAACACAGCAATTGGTACTGGTGCTCTTTCTGTAAACACAATAGGAAATAGCAACACGGCAGTTGGTTCAAATGCTCTATATAACAACACTGGAAGCGACAACATTGGAATTGGCCAGGCTGCTTTATTTAACAATACAACTGGAAGTAGTAATATTTCTATTGGCTCTGGTTCACTTGATACAAACACAACAGGAAACAATAACACAGCAGTTGGAACATCAGCATTACAGTTTAACACTACTGGAACACGAAATACTGGTGTTGGAGGATTTGCTGGTAGAGGATTTACTACTGGAACTGACAATACAGCAATTGGTTTCCAAGCATTACTTAATGCTACTACAGGGTTTAACAATGTTGCAATTGGTAGTTCAGCAGCACAAAATACAACTACTGCCACTGGTGTGGTTGCTATTGGTGCATCCACAGTGTTTACAAACACAACAGGAACTGGTACATTTGTTGGTGGAAATGCCTCAGCAGGTAATGTGACTGGAACTGCTAATGTTGCAGTTGGAACAGCAGCATTTCAAGGATCTGGATCATCTTCAGACAATGTTACTGTAGGACAAGGAACTGCACAATTTGTAGGAACTGGAATTGTAACAGTTGGAGCAATTTCAAATCCTGGATCAGGATATACTGATGGAACATACACAACTGTTCCTTTATATCCTGCAAGAACATTTGTTGGTCAGCCTGCTCGTTTTACTATAGTGGTATCTGGTGGAGTTGTTACAAGCGCAACATTAACAAGTTCTGGTTCAGGATATATAGTTACAGATGTTTTATCCTATATTACAGGTACTGGATCTGCAGGTCTTGATACTGGAACAGGCTTTAGCATACCAGTTGCATCAATTATAAATGCCAGCAGAAATACTTTAGTTGGTAGAGGAGCATATCAGTTAAGTTTTCAGGGTGAAAACAACACAATGATTGGATACCAGGCAGGACGAAATCCTTCTGGTGCCACAGTCAATCGCAGTGTGTTTCTTGGATACCAAGCAGGTCTTAATGAGACAAACTCTGACAGACTTTATATATCTAACACAAATACTACAACTCCTCTGATCTTTGGTGCCTTTGATAACACTGGTGGTACTGCTGGAAGAGTTAAGATTAATGGTCAATTAGAATTACAGACCAAGACTCCAGCATCAGCATCTGCTACAGGTACGGTTGGAGAAATTGCCTGGGATGCAGACTATATCTACATCTGCACAGCAACAGACACTTGGAAGCGAGTAGGCATAGCAACATGGTAAAATTAACTAATGGAAAAGGATAAATAAATGAGTCTTTCTAAAAGATTGAGGGCATCTGAAGAAGCCAGAGATATGAATAGTCAGTATATTCTTCCTCTGATTCCTCCTCGTCCATTATTTGGTGTTGCTAATACTGGTACATATGTAGACACAGAGTCTGCTATTCGTACATCTACCGTTTATTCTTGCGTAAGACTACTTGGAGATACTATTTCTTCATTGCCAATGGGTGCTTATGTACGCAGAGGTCGTAATCGTCTTTCATATACAACAGTTTATGGAGAGACTCCAGCATGGGTAAACAAACCAAATCCAGAATCAACAAGACTAGAATTTATTGAGCAAGTAATTACTTCTATGCATCTACATGGTAATGCATTTATTTTGACGGTAAGAGACGATAATAATGAAGTAACAGAACTATATGTACTAAACCCAAATGAAGTAAGAATTGAAAGACCTATTCCAGGTGAACCACTTGTTTATAGAGTTAAAGACATAGATAATGCAATGTATGATCAAATTCTTACAAGCAATGAAGTTCTTCACATTCCTCTATTTAGAATGCCAGGATCTTATTATGGCTTAAGCCCAATTGGTGCTTGCCGTATGTCTATTGGTATTGCACAGGCTTCTGATACATATGCTGCATCATATTTTGGTAACGCATCAAATCCTGGTGGAGTTATTGAAGTTGCAGGAGAATTAAACGCAGAACAAGCAGGAGATATTGCTCGTAACTGGCAAGAATCACACTCTGGACCATATATGTCTGGCAAAGTTGGTATTCTTTCTGGTGGTGCAGCATTTAAGCCATTATCACTAAACGCTTCTGACGCACAACTAATTGAAGTAAGAAAATTTAATGTAGAAGACATTGCAAGAATATTCCGTGTTCCACTAAGTTTATTAGGTCATCCAGTACAAGGTGCAATGAGTTATGCTTCTGTTGAAGCACAGAACCTTTCATTTGTACAACACTCATTGCGTCCATTGCTAGAGCGTTTGGAACAAGCACTATCTCCACTACTTCCTGAGTCAGATGGATTTATTCGCTTTAATCTAGATGCACTTTTGCGTGGTACTACAATTGAGCGTTTTGATGCCTACACAAAGGGACTAAGAGAAGGCTTCTTGTCACTAAACGATGTACGCAACTACGAAGATTTGTCATCACTTGGAGAGCCAGGAGACCAATACAGACTTCCTCTTCAGAACATTGATGCTTCTCAAGCACCACTTGTTGGAGATAAGATGAAGGCTGAGATTGCATCTATTCTTGTACAAGTTGGATACAACCCAGATGATGTGGCTAAGATGCTTGATATTTCAGAACTATCGCATACAGGACTTCCTTCAGCACAATTACAGCAAGTATCCTTGGTTGATCCAACAGATCCAAAGGCTGCTTACAGTGATGAGGTTAAGGAATAATGCCTGTAGAAAATGTTCCAGAGTTCATAAAGAACAATGCCCAAAGAGGACTGGATTATTTAGCAGAAGGTTTTGGTGGCGACGGTCTAACTGAAGGTACCAAGAGAGCAGCAAGAGAGATGGCAGCAGGTCGTATCTCTGATGATAAAGTAAGAAAGATGGCCCCTTGGTTCGCAAGACACAAGGCAGATGGACAAGCACCACAGAATAAAGATTCCTCAGATCCAGGATATCCTGGTGCAGGATTAGTTGCTTGGCTACTTTGGGGTGGCAACGCAGACTTTGATGATGCTGCTCAAGACTGGGCACAACGCCAAATTGATAAATTAGATAATGAAACTAATAAAGCAAGGAGCAAGATGAAGAAAACAGAACGCCGTACCTTTACGGTCAGAGACATAGAGGCAAGACAGGCAGAAGACGGTACTATGCGTATGGCAGGTTATGCTGCTGTGTTTAACGAAGCATCTGTTCCTTTGCCATTCATTGAGAAGATTGCACCAGGTGCATTTAGAAAGACACTATCTGAGACACCAGATGTTCGTTTGTTGGTTAACCATGAAGGATTACCTATGGCCAGAACAAAAAACGGTACCATGAGATTGTCTGAAGATGAAAAAGGACTATACTTTGAAGCAGAACTAGCAAACACACAAGAAGCAAGAGACCTCTATACTCTTGTTGAGCGTGGAGATGTTGATCAAATGTCATTTGCATTTAGAGTTATCCGTCAAAACTGGAATAAAGATCGTTCAGAAAGAACCCTTACTGAGGTAAGCCTTTCTGATGGAGATGTATCAATCGTCACATATCCTGCATACCCAGCAACTTCTGTAGAGGCTAGAGAATTAATCAAGAGAGCCATGAAGGAAATAAAAGAGGGCAGAGAAATAACAGGCGAATCACTATTAGTATTAAAGCAAATATTTGGAGACCTATCTGAAGGACATGAATACATCATGAAGGCAGTAGAAGTAATGTCTATGATGTTTGGAGATGAAGATATTGAACAAAGTACTGGTCACCCAATGGAAGATGTAGAAGAAGATGAAGATTATGAAATGTCCAAGCGTGAAGCAGTTGGAGATTTTGTTCGTTGGAACTCATCTGGTGGCATTGCAAGAGGCCGTATTGTAGAAATCAAGACAGAAGGATCTATTAATGTTCCTAACTCAGATTTCAGCATAGCAGCAGAAGAGGGAGATCCAGCAGTTCTCATTCGTGTATACAGAGAAGTAGAAAGTGGCTGGGAAGCAACTGATACTCTTGTTGGACACAAAATGTCTGAACTAACAAAAATTGATCCACTTCCAGAAGCCCAAGAAGAGGCTGCTAATGTTATAGAAATAACAGATATTCCTGGACAAGGTGCAAAGGTTGTTGGAGATTTCCCATCAGTCCTAAACTTCCTTCCAGATAATATGCCAAGATCAATGTCTCTTCGTTTAGCAAAAGCAAAGAGAAACACAATAAAATAATATTCCTATCTAACAAGATAGGTAGAAGTCGGAGTTAGGCTCACACCCGTAAGCGTCGTGAAATCCATAACCACCACCTCAAACTCACAAAACTCACAAAGGAGAACAATAAATGTCTTATTTAGACAAAGTAATTGAACGCCGTGATGCAGTTAAGGTAGAGATGGACGCAATTCTTGAGGCAGTTGCTGCAGAGAATCGTACAGACCTTACAGAAGATGAATCAGCAAAGGTTGATACCCTTGTTGAAGAATCACGCTCACTAGATTCAAAGATTGAAAAGTTGACTGCTCAGGCAGCAGCAGATGCAAAGGCAGCAGAAGCACGATCAGCATTCGCTGATGTTGCAATGCCAAAGGTTGGCGGAGCAAAGGTAACTCGTGAAGCCCGTACATACTCACCAGAGTCAGAAGCATCATTCGTTAAGGATGCATTCGCAGCAAAGTTCAGCAATGACTATGCAGCACAAGAGCGTCTTGCTCGTCACACTCGTGAAGAGGAAGTTGAGCGTCGCTCAGTAGGAACTGGCAACTTTGCTGGTCTCGTAATTCCACAATACCTAGTTGATCTAGCAGCACCACTTGCTCGTGCAGGTCGCCCAACAGCAGACTTCGCAACAAACAAGATGGCTCTTCCAGCAGCAGGTATGACACTAAATATCTCACGCATGACTACAGGTACATCAACAGCAATTCAGGCTGCAGAAAACGATGCTATCTCAAATACAAATGCTGACGATACACTACTTACTGTAAATGTTCGTACAATTGCAGGACAGCAAGATATCTCAAAGCAGGCCATTGAAAGAGGAACAGGCATTGACCAGTTCATCGTTCAGGACCTTATCCGTGGATGGCACACAACACTTGACAACCAGATCCTAAATGGAGATGGAACATCAGGTTCTATTCTTGGTCTTGATCAGACTCCAGGAACTAACTCTGTAACATTTACATCAGCATCACCTACAGCAGAATTGCTATATCCAAAGTTGGCAGATGCTTATCAGCAAGTACAGACAGATGCGTTCATGAACCCAACACACTGGGTCATGCACCCACGCCGTCTGGCATTCTTGCTTGCATCAGTTGACTCAGCAGGTCGTCCATTAGTCGTACCAACACTTGGTGGACCAATGAACGCAATGGCTACAGGTAACGGACAGGCATTCTATGGTAACTCAGGTTACTCATTGATGGGTCTACCTATCGTTGCAGATGCAAATGTTCGTACAAACGCTGGTGCAGGTGCAGATGAAGATCGTATCTACTGCGTAACAGCACCAGAGTTCCACCTATGGGAGCAGGCTGGATCACCATTCGCATTGAACTTTGATGCAACAGGTGCAGGCTCACTCACAATCAAGTCAGTTGTATACGGATACGCAGCAGCAACTGCTGGCCGTTACCCTGGAGCATTCTCAACAATCTCAGGAACTGGTCTTGTAGCACCTACATTCTAATTTGTATAGTTCGCTATACAATACTTAGAGTAATCTAAGGTGGAGGACAGGCCTAAAGACTGCCCCGTTTACGGGCCTGTCCTTCATTTAAAAAAAAGGAAGTTATGAAAAGAATTAAAAAGATTTTCAGGATTAAAAAAGAAACAGCAACTGCTTTACCTAAGATGGAAAAAGCAATGTTGCCTAAGATGGAGAAGAGGAGCAAATGACTAGACCTACGCTTGCACAAAGTTCACAGCCTAATAATGTCTATACGACACTAGCAGATGTGAGAAATGCACTGCAGATTGAAGACAGCCTGGATGATAATGATATCCAAGCAGCGATTCTTGCTGCAAGTCGTATGATTGATGAGTATTGCCAAAGATCTTTCTATCAAGAAGGCACATTAGCAGCACCTGTAACAAAATACTACACCCCTGTAAGTCCGTGGTATCTAGAAATAGATGACCTTATTGAACCAACAGAAGTAAGAACAAGAGCAAATCAATCTGGACCATTCACACAAGTTTGGAACTTAGACACAGATCTTATGTATGAGCCTGTTAATAATCCAGAGACAGGTCAACCTGTAACTAGACTATTAGCAATTCAAACATATGTCTTTCCTTACTTCTTTCCACAGACAGTTAAAATAACTGGTGTTTGGGGCTGGTCTTCAGTTCCTTACGAAGTAGAATTAGCCTGCAAGATTCAGGCATCAAGATTATTTGTTAGAAAGCAATCTCCATTTGGTATTGCAGGATCTGTAGAACTAGGAACAGTTCGTTTGAACTCTCGTCTAGATCCAGATGTTGAGATGCTTCTAAAGACATATCGCAGAAACTTTGGATTGGCGTTCTAATGGCTATTTCCAATATTAATGGTGTAAGAGATGCTTTAAAAGCAAATCTGCAAACAATAACAAACTTGAGAGTTTATGATTTGATTCCAGATGTTATTGTTCCGCCATGTGCAGTAGTAGGACAACTAGATTTCACATTTGACATTGACAATGCTCGTGGCTTAGACCAGGCATCTGTTGATGTATTTGTGATTGTTCAAAGAATATCAGAAAGAACAGGACAAGACAAACTTGATAATTTCCTGGCTGGAAGTGGTAATGGATCAATCAAAACTGCTTTAGAGTCAGACAGATCACTAGGTGGCCTTGTTGACACACTCAGAGTTATAAGTGCAGAAAGTGGTACATATACATCTGGTGAGCAATCTTTCTTATCATATCGCTATAACCTCACAATTTGGGGCTAAGGAGAAGCAATGGAATATACAGTAATCTCAAACACAAAAGTTTGCGGTAAGGTAAAAGATGAGAAACTTACCAAAGATGATATACTTAAGGCAGGTGGAAATGTTGAATTTCTTCTTGCAGCAGGTCATATTGTAGCCGCAAATGCAGTAAAAGCAACACCAGTAGTAAAAGAAGTACCACAAGTAACACAGCAGGAACCAAAAGTTTCTGTTTTTAACTCAGTAAATAACGAACAAGGAGACAAATAACCATGGCAAGATTAGTACTTACTAATGTTGAAGTAACAATTGGAGGCGTAGACCTCTCAAATCATATTGCATCAGTAACGCTTGGAAGCACATATGATGTAGTAGAAACAACTGCATTCGCAGGTGTATCAGGAGCAGCAGGAAATGTTCCAAACGCAGCAAAGACTCGTGTAGCAGGACTTGTTGACAACTCAGTAACACTTGAATTCCACCAGGACTTTGATGCAGCATCTGTTGAAGCAACAATCTACCCACTATTGGGTACAGTTGCAGCAGTAACAGTACAGCCTGTAAATGCAGGAACTGTTTCAGCAACAAATCCTTTATACTCATTCTCTGCAGTAGTATCAGAGTGGACACCACTAAACGGTGCAGTTGGCGAATTAGCAACAGCATCTGTTACCTGGCCAATCACTGGTGCAGTCACAAAGACAACAGCGTAAGAAGATAACAAATGGCAAAACTAGTCTTAACTAATCCCAGATTAATATTGGATGGCTTTGATATTTCAGATCATTGCACCTCAGTAAGTTTTGGTACGGTTTATGACTTGGTTGAGGTCACACAAATGGGTGATATTGCAAAAAAGATGGTTGCAGGGCTTGAGGAAAATACCTTAAGCCTTGAACTACAACAAGATTTTGGTGTATCGCAACTTGAATCTGTAATATATCCCAACAGAGGATTACGAGTTAACTGTACAGTCAGGCCAGTAAATGCTGCTGTCAGTGCTACAAATCCTCAATATAGTTTCCAAGTGCTTATCTCAGAGTGGAGTCCACTTTCAGCAAGCGTAGGAACTCTAGCAACAACAACAGTTACATGGCCAATTTATGGCGAAATAACAAAAACAACAACACCTTAGAAAAGGGGCAAAAATAAATGGACGGACTACATATAAAGGTAAAAACTAGCGACGGGTTTGAGGGAACACTTTCTCTACGACCACGATCAATAGTAGCGTTTGAGCAGAAATTTGGCAAAGGATTTGCTAAATTGCTTAGCGAAGATCAAAAACTAGAACACATCTACTTCCTTGCATGGAGTGCATTGAAGGATAGTGGAAAAGTTGTAAAACCTTGGGGCGATGGCTTTCTTGACACTTTAGACAGTGTTGAGTTGGTAG